TATGAGCACCCAAGCGGACTTGGATTTATTCCGGGCGATGTTGACGGAAGAGATGACTGGTTATCGCAATCTGGTATCGGATTGGAACAGTCACACCTAGGTGAGTCTTGACCGGTGCAAGGGGGGGCACCCCCACTCCTGTCGTCGTGCTCGTCACCTCGCTCGGGGTCCCCACCCCCCCCGCACTTAACGGTCGCTTTTTATTTCGGAAAGGATACCGTTATCTTTTGCACCTCAATGCTGACTAAGCAGGTGGCAGGTGTATGTCCCTGGTGCTGTATGGACCTTCACGAACCGGGAAAACGCTGTGGGCTAGATCCCTGGGAAGGCACATCTACTGCATCGGTCTTGTCTCTGGCGATGAGCAGGTAAAGGCCGCTGACGTCGACTACGCTGTGTACGACGATATACGAGGCGGCATGAAATTCTTCCACTCATTCAAGGAATGGATGGGTGCACAGACATACGTCACTGTCAAGAGATTGTACAAAGAGCCGAAGCTGGTCAAATGGGGAAAGCCTTCAATTTGGTTGAGTAACACTGATCCTCGGGCCGACATGGACCCGAGCGATGCGTCGTGGATGGAGGATAACGCCATTTTCATTAACGTTGACCACCCTATCTTTCGTGCCAGTATAGAGTAGCCTCAGGCCTGAATCTAAGCTGAGACGCGGTTGTACCACCAACACGTGGTTCAAATATGTCAACAACCCAGAAATCACCCATTCCTGATTTAGCTGTAGTAGACAAAAACGACGTATCCACGTCATTTCCAATCTCATCATCATCATACGTCAAATTCTTGTTCATCGGATGCCACCGGTTGAACTCGCGGATCATTCCTTGTTCGTTGCCTGAACTCAAATTCATAGTTTTGTCGTAGCGAAGATCGACGCGGCTCGTATCCACTTCCGCGGTCATGAAGTTAATCCAATCGGTTCCAAACTGACCTTTCCAGATCAGGCGGTCGAATGCAGATCCGACAACAGGCTGGTTGATGATGCGGGGAACCCCGCTTGACACGTAGGCGTGGGTCGAAAACGTAGTGGTGGTAGTGGGCATCGTACGATCCTTGACGGCAAAGCATAACCTTCGCCACAACCACGGCAGGCCGTCGTTGGTTTGGATGGAGATACGCTCTTTCAAGCCACGCATGAAGCAAGTGGTGGCTGTGCGGGCAGCGTAGTCGATAGGTCCGGCTTCAACAGGCTGACCAGCGTTCATCCGCTGTGCGCCATCACGGGCAGTGGCAATCCAGGGGAAAAAGTAGACACGGTCTCCAGTTAAGATTGCGGGGCTGTTCGTGTACGTACCGCTCCCAACGGGGTTGGCGGCAGTGACGTTTGAGTAGAGCAGCATGCGATCATGCTTTTTCTTTGACGTCAGGTTGAGGATCGCCTTCCGGGGCATCCGGCGGCTTGGCCTCTTGTAGGTGCGTTTCTTGGTGGGGTATCTTCGGCGGCGGGTGCCACCAGACCGCTTTTTCTTGGCGACGCGCGTTCTTCGGTAAGCCATGCTGTGACATGTAGAAGGGCGTAGCCTTGGGAGGAGGACACGGGTACTTATAGCTGAAGCTGTGCCCTGTGTCCTGGGCATATAACATTAGTTTGCCCAGGACACCTCGAAGCACATGTCCCCATTCGCATTCAACGCCAAGCATGTCCTCGTCACCTATGCACAATGCGGCGACCTCGATCCCTGGAGAGTTATGGAACGCTTTTCATCTCTGGGAGCTGAGTGCATCATCGGACGAGAATCTCACGAGGATGGAGGACTTCATCTTCACGTGTTCGCAGACTTCGGACGGAAGTTTCGAAGCAGAAAGACTGACCTACTCGATGTGGACGGTCGGCACCCAAACATTGTCCCTTCTGAGGGAACACCAGAGAAGGGATACGACTACGCAATCAAGGATGGCGATGTTGTCTGCGGAGGGTTGGGCCGGCCGGAACCGCGCGGAGTGGGAACTGGGTCGGTTGTTGAGAAGTGGTCTCGAATTACGCAAGCGGAGGATCGAGACGAATTTTGGGCTCTTTGCCATGAACTGGATCCCAAAGCTGCTGCATGCAGTTTCAACGCACTCAGCAAGTATGCTGACTGGAGATTTGCCGAGAAGCCTACCGAGTATGAGCACCCAAGCGGACTTGGATTTATTCCGGGCGATGTTGACGGAAGAGATGACTGGTTATCGCAATCTGGTATCGGATTGGAACAGTCACACCTAGGTGAGTCTTGACCGGTGCAAGGGGGGG